AAAAAGCTTTAGAACATTTGATGCTTTAGATTCGTATATTAGTTATTTTGATGAAGATCTTAAGAAAATTATTAGTAGTGTTCAGAAAACATTGCATATTGAACAGTTGAAAGATTTTCGTTATAAGTCAAGTAAGTATATAGAAATATTAAATAAGAAGATTGAACAACAAAATGAAAGTATTCAAAATTTCAATCAATTAATTGAAAAGACGAAAAATACTAATACTCATGATATTTATGATTTAGCTGTTAAAAAATATAGTGATAGATCATATGGTTATAGAGTCATTTTTTTAATTTTAATGATTTTAGTCGTTATTCTTGTTTGGTTCTCGGCGGTATTAAAGAAGTCTTTAGGATTGGATCAATATGATTACTGGTTTTTTAAAATTACACTAGCAATTACGTCAGTTACTTTAATTACTTTTTATCTAAAGCTATCAACAAAATATCAAAACATTGCGGATCAATGTGAGCAGACGAAGTTAGAACTTGAAGCATTTCCATCATTTGTTGCGAGTTTTTCAACAGAAGACCCAAAAATTGTTGAGATTCGAAAAGAGCTTGCTATGAAATATTTTGGTCGTGATTTACTTAATAATGATAAAGGAGATGCTAGTAGTATTATTACTGATCAAATGAAAAATACAACTGAGTTGGTAAAGGCAACGACTGAAGCAGTTAAAAATTTGAATTCGAAGACAGGTGGTTCAAGTGGCAGCTAACCTTAATACAGATTTAAATCTTAACCCCTTAATTGAAAGAATACTCGACAACCCTTATGGGGTTGCAGTTGTGATTGGTATTGTTGTTCTGGCATTGGTTATTATCTTATTCTTTTCAATTTCAAAATCTGGAATTCTAACTACTCTTCGTGAGCATCAAGAATATAAAGCACGAAGAGTTAAAGAGGAAATTAAAGACCAAGAAGACTTGTTGGAAGATGAAGAATTTAAGAAGTATAAGCATCAAATTAAGTATCATCTAGATGTTTTAAAGCTGAATAAACTTCTCAAATATTCACATCATGATAAAGACTTATTGGAATACATTTTATCTTGTAAAAATAGCCATTTAGCAATGATTTATTATGATTCGGCTAAGTCTTACATAGAAAAAGATGAGAATACTAAACAGTTTAAATTAAAGAAATATTGCCACCCTAGTTGGATAAAGCTTTTGAATGGTTTAGGTACTTTGGCATATTTTGTAATTTGTTTTGGTACGTTGTACCCAACAGGAAAAATCTTTTATATCGCCTTTACAACTGGTGCGAGTTTGAAAGGTATTCCTATTTCTTTTGTAGCATCTCAATTTCTATTGTTTGTTTTGGGCATAATTTTAGGAATGATGGTTCTTGCCCCAATGATTAAACCGTGGAAGGCTATGCGGTTTTTAGAATTAGAGAAAATTGAATCAGACCTGAAGGAAAGTATTGCTTTGGATGAAGCTGCTTAAAAGGATTGATACATGATTTATCTTTTGACCAAGCAATTCTGCACTTAATTTGGATGTAACAAGATAAATTTGGGTGATAAGAGAAGGGTGTAATACCTGTAAGAGTGGTCTAATGTTTACGACTAAGGTTGTGTGGGAAATCAAACGTTATTGGGTTTTTGTGATGGAAATTTAGGGGATACTTAGATACTATAATTTGAACAAATTACTTAAGTATAATTTATAGCATTATGAATCAGCCAGAAAAGATAGATTTAGATATTGATACCCTTAAAGATTCAGCAATTTATAATATTAAGCAACTTAAGAAAAGGGGATATAGTTTTCCTCAATTCAATTCTTTGATGCAACAAGCAGGGCTTAGTTCATCAACGGGTTTTGATAGTATTTGTGCAAAAGTTAGAAAATTTGAGAGTGGTGATATTGAAAGAACTATTACCCAGATTTTAAGAGTTTCTGAGGCTGAACTTTATAAACATACGACTCTTGCTTCCAAACGAATTTACATTTTCAATTTAGCTGTAGATAAGCTTTTGGAAATTAAGGAAAACTTTAATAATAATGGATATATCTGTGAAGACCTTGATGAAGGCTATACGACTATTTTTAATTATGAGGTAACACTTAATACACCTCGTCAGATGAGTTTAATGGTTGAGCCTTCTGATAGTTTGAGCCTTTATTATATTAAAGATGTGAGGTCTTATTTTGAGAAAGCATCTGTACCAAATTTAATTGAAAATATTGAAAACACAGACGAAACAAGCCAAGTAATTGATGTCGTTAAAATAGTACGTCACACAGTTTGTGTTTTTGATTTCATTGCGATTGATTTGAAAAATAGCTGTTTAGTTCTTGGACTTGATTTGGATTCTCAATTTACCAACGCTGAAATGAACAAGGCATATGGTCAACTGAAAGATTTATTTCAAAGTTTGTTTGGTTCAGAACACTTCACACCTCTAAACTTATTACCTTGCGTTCAGAAAATGGAAGATGAAGAGTTAGGTAATGTCGTTAAACATTATTTTGCAACAGAAGATGGTGCTTTTAACTACACAGCTGGAAGCTCAACTTTAAGAAAGGATGCACGTAAGGATGAGTTCTTTGAGAAGGGGATGAAAGAACTTGATGCAGACTTTTACGGTGTAAGTAAACGATACCCCTTTGGTAACGATAACCCAATTATTACAATTAAAATGGGGCTTGGTGAGTACAAGAAATCTGCTTTTTCACCAATTAAACTTGCTATACTTGATCATGTTACCCAGTTTGAAAATTTTCAAGCTTGTGTTGATAAGATTATGGAGCACTTAAAAAGTGACTAATTATGATAGGCTCTGAGTCAAATATTTCAGATATATATCTGGAAAGAATAAAAAAACATATAGTAGGTAAGGAACTTGAACAAGTATTGGAAAGTACTTGTTCTCACATTATTTTTTCAATTTTACATAAAAATTTAGACGACACATCGTACTTCAATTTTTCAGCATTATTCAAAATGTCTAAGCTCAATATGAATCAGAAGCAAGTGTTTGCTGATAGCGTATATATTCTGGCACACCCAAACATTGATTTTATTGTTCAAAAATTTCAATACGAAGCTAGTGATGGTTTTTGGCATGATTTTGATTTAGATATTATTTATACATCATATAAAAACAATGATTTTTATCACCCAGTAACCCAAAATAAGATTGAAAAAGAAGAGTTTAATGATTTAGTCCTTCCGTATTTTGCACCTTCTAATGAGCTATTGTGTCTGATTGAGGGAGTAGCATGAGAGGGTTTAATGATTTACCTGAAGCACAGGATTTATCTCTTCATAATGTCGCATCTCGAAGTTCATATGAAAATTTTATAGAGCTGCTATATAACGATTTAGATTGTATTTTTTCTGACATGATCGATGGTACAGAACATCTAATTTCGATGGGTGAGACCGCAATATCATGGGTTATTTGGATGAATCTAAGAGCAAAAAATTATGATGCTCAGTTAGATAGTGATAAAAATGGTAATGCAGATATCTCTGTAACGCAGAAGCCTTATAAATGGATTGGAGAGGCTAAAATATTTGGCGGAAAAGATGATTATGGTAATCCATATTTATACGGAGGCTACAAGCAACTTACGACCAGATATAGTAAAGGTGAGGCTAATGCGACTTGTGGTGGTATGTTTATTTATATAAAACCACGAGGAAGAGAAGAAACAGAACGCTCTATTATGCAAAAGTGGCGCGAATATTTGGAAGGCAAAGCAACTGAAATACAAGATTTAAATTTTGAAGCTTGCAATTTGAATCCGAGATGTTTAGTTACTAATCAAATACATCAAGTAAGTGGGTATCCATATAAGGTTCGACATATGCCTATATGTTTATTGCACTTACCTGAAGATAAAAGTGGTTTAAAAGCACAAAAATATCAAGAAGCTCGTGAAAGTTATGAAAACTTTCATCCTCATGAGGAGGATCTTTTTTAATTAATGAAATATAAGCAAACGGTTATACAACCACTAAGAAATCCTATTAGGAAGGGGTAAAGCCACATACTTTCATCCATCTAATTGCAGTAATAATTTCTGGAAGTCGCCAAACCAGAATGCAAAGCCCTAGAAATATTGCTGTTTCCCAAAATTTAGAATCCATTTGTACGCACCTTATTAGTTAATTGATCTATCACTCTATATTCCTGTTTCAACATGCTTTGCATACGAATGTACTGATAATCCAGCATCATCCATAAAACCAACAAAGCCACTACAAACAAAACAATGAACAGCACTGCAAAAGGCATCATCGATATAAACTCCGTTTCATTTCGAAATTACTCTGGCAAGCCACACACAAAGTCACAGCACCGTATTTCTGGCGTTCTGGTGGAATGTCATTGCCACATTCTTCACACTCGGTAAGAGAAGGCTTTGAGTAATCTTTAGGTTGAATCTGAACTTGTTCTAACTGGCGTTGTTGCGCGATATCAATAATGTCAGCCATGACGACTCCGAAGTTGACGTGGATCATGGCTAACGACAGATTTAGCAATAGCACATGGGGCAAGAGGAAGCCTGACTTCAGGGTTAGGCATAGCAGAAGGGGAAATAGTGGCAGCCCATTCCATATGCGCCCGACCAGTCCAACCGCACTCTAGGTTTTGACACTGACCGTACAGGGTTTTTAAAAGGGCATTTTCAATATGAGAATGACGGATGATGACTTTAGAGCCGCAATGCGGACATGTGTTTTGACTTCTTGTAGTTGCCATAAAGTACCTTTTTTAGGTTTATATTTTTTATTGTATAATAAAAGTATTAAATATAGTGCTTATATGTTGATAAATGTATTAAATAACGTTATTTTAAATAGACCCTCTTTATAGCTGCCTGTGAACCACTGGCAGCTTTTTTTATGCCGTGCCTTTGGCTTTTTGAATACGTGCCCATTCGCGTTTCACTGCCACTTGTGCGGTTTTTTTAGATTTATAGGTTCGTACCAAAATTAAAGGCTGGCTTTGATCACCTTCGGTTAATACCTGTGGTTTAGGTTTTGCCGAGTACCAGGTTTTCACGCCTGTATAAGTTTTATAGTTTTTCGCCTTTCTTTGTCCCGAGCCAGTCTTGGCCTTTTTCTCTTGCTCAATTTTAGTGGTGTCATCAAACAACACCGAAACATCATCTGCATTCGGTAATTGCACCTCAAGTTCTATGCGAGTGGTATAACCAGAAGACTCATTTAAATCATGGGTGATGGTTTTGCCTAGCCAAACAATTTCATCAATTTGCGCCTTTAATCCTACAAAAGAAAATTCTTGTTCCGGTATTAAGTCGGGTCGACCTTTAGCCAAGGTATAAGACAGCGAAAGCTCTGCACGTTTACAGCGTTTTAACTCTGCCAAAGCCGCCAGTTCAGCGGTTTTCTTGTCTCGATGAATAAAGCGGATCTCTTTGGGGTTATCGGTATGGCTACCCACAATGACATAGAGTTTTTCTCCTTTATTTGGGTTGTGATAATAGGCTTTAACACATTCCACTTTGTCGTGACTTTGACCGTAAGTATAGCTGTGCTGGTCGCCATCAGTTCTGACCAATTCAACTGCGGGTAGACTTAAGCCTGAACTGGTTTGAGCTTCGCCAATCGGCAGTAAAAGCAGGGTGTTATTTTTGACTGTAGCAATCGCATCATGTTCATCGGCTATGCGGGTCATAATGTTGGCATCGGAATCGTTCTGGTCGATATGTGAAACCAAGCGGCTGCTTAAACTGGCATGTACCAATACCTTTAGGCCATATTCAAATGCCAATGCCTGAAAAATTTCCCCCACAGTTTGTTGATGGAAAGAACGTTCGCGCTTTTGTCGGAAGGCTTCGGCAAGGTCAGTACTTTCTGCCGAAATTCTGAGTACATCTGGTGCGCCAGAGTGCGAGCCACCTGTGACCAGATAGGTGCCTTTATAGACTAAACCTGTATCTGACCAACCGAGCCAGATTTTCATTTCGGCACCAATGGAAGGAATCTCTAACGCATGGTCACTGTCATCCAAAGTCAGATCGATACTGTCGGCCACCATGCCTCGGTTGTCTTGCAAGGTTAGCCCAACTAAACGTGAAGCAAGGGTGGATGAAATATCAAGGTCATTTACGGTAATGCGGTAAATGGCATGCGGATAGTTGCTGAGGTTTGAATAGGGCGGTGTATTTGTTGGAAGAAGGCTCATAGGAATAAGCCTCCTAAACTTAACAATGCTTGACCTGTAGGACCGATCAATTTTTTGGTGGTGTCTTCAGTGATGGCAAGCGAAATACTAAAGCTGATTTTTCGGGTACCGCCATTATGGAAAAAGTTGGAGCGGGTTTCCTGAACTTCTTTAATCACCACCAGACCGTAAATTTTGCCGGTACCTTCAATCAGAATGTATTGTTTGCCTGTATCTCCCATATTACGCAGCATATCTAGCGAGTTTTGGTAGCCTGTAATCTCGGGATAGATGACACCCGATAAGTTAATGGTTTCTTCATCTTTGCCAGTGAACTGATATGCAGGGGTATTCCCCACACGGCTATTGCTTGGATGTCGCCATGCCGTTGTACGTTGTAGCTCTTGATAGGACACGGTTGAAAGTTCAAATACGAATAAACCTAAAGCCATCATCATGTGTATTACTCCCGATCGGTCAACATACGACGAAGTTGGGCATTGCGCTGCCGATCTCGTTGCTCTAGGGCTTGGCGAACTTCATTGGCTGCATTGTGCAGAGGTCCTTGTCCACTGGTATTGATGTGGATTTGAATGCTGTCACTGTTGGTAATGCTGATACTTCTTGGGCTTTGAATGGCAGCGACTCGCTGGAACTTCGGTGCTTGCTGGCTGCGGTCGCCTTGTCCACTCAAGTGCTTTGCAGGGATTGGTTTTTCTGTAAGTCCAACGGTGTCTAGAAATGGTCGTTTCATACCAGAGCCAACAGTAGGCATGGAGGTATCGAAGATGCCGAGGGTTTGTTTGAACTGAGTTTGTAAAGCAGGGGTACGGTTGGTTAGTCCAACCCCAATGCCATCGACAATATGACCGCCCATACCTGCCATGACTCGGCTTGGGGAGTGAATATCCATTTTCTTACGCATGAAGTCGGGCATGTAGTTATTTATTTTTTCCCAAACGCCTTTAAGCCGATTAAAACCAGATACGATCCCGTTAATTAAACCGTCGACAATATTTTTTCCAATACCGACCATACGGGAACCCAAACTCGTCAGAAAGGCCACAATGGCATTGAAATTACGAATGATATAGCCCAATGGAGTGACGTTAAGGAAAACAGTACAAACTGCATTCCACGCAGTAGATACAATGTTTTTGATGCCACTCCATATGGCAGATGCTGTATTTTTAACGTTATTCCAGGCTGTAGAAATGATCTGACTTACAGTTGAAAACCCACTACTCACATAGTTTGATAACGTATTTACACCCGTCGAAACAGTACTCGTAATTTGTTGCCAAATATCACTGAAAAATCCTGAGATAACAGACCAGTTTGCAATAATGGTACGAGGAATACCGATGATCGGAATAAGAAGATTCAGCAAAGGGTTATTTGCAAAAGTGGTATCTACACTTTGAATGATACCTTTGATGAAACTGATCCCTGAGCTAAAAGCATTTTTTACACCTGTCCAAACTTGGTTAAACATTTGGGTTATTGGTGTCCAGTTTTTGTAGATAAAGTAGGCAGCACCTGCTACTACGGCTACAAGGGCGGTGATCGCTAAAATCATCGGGTTGGCAAGTAGCATACGCCCTGTTGTTAGGAAGGCGAGTCCAATCATTTTTATGGGTAACAACATCAGTTTGAGCGCTGTAGCTGCGATACCAGCTCCAGTGCCAACCGTGGCAATGGACAGTTTTAACATAGCCAAAGGACCTACCAGTGTGAGTACGCCTAAGGCCAATGCTGATACCGCACCTAACAGGATGACACCTCCAACGGCTACCTTGGTTAAGCTCGCTGCGAGTATTGGATTTTCTTTTGCCCAATTTGTAATGGTATTTGTGAATAAACGGGCTTTGGTGATGACAATATTTAGTGGGGGAAGTAGGACATTACCAATATCGATACCTAGAGCAGCGACACTGTTTTTGAGCAACTGAATGTTATTGGCAGAAGTGGCTGCGCGAGCTGCATATTCTTGTTCCATAGAGCCTGCATATTTGCTTTTGTCTGCTACTAAGCCCAAATTCTTTTCTAGGGCACTCATGTTGGTGAGTAGCGGAGCAATGGCACTTAAAGATTCTTTCCCGAACAGATCGGAGAGTACGGCAGCTTGTTTGTATTTCTCTAAGGTCGCAATTTTCTTAAGCACCATTAGCGTGGTGCCATTAGCATCTTTCTGCATGTCCTGAGCGACTTTGCCGTAATCTAAGCCAAGTTCTTGATAGGCCGCGATTTGTCCCTTTGTCGCAGACTCACCCGCGACCAAAGCCAGCATGGTGTTTTTAATGCCTGTTGCGGCAATTTCTTCTTGAATGCCCATACCTCGCAAAGTTGCCCCAAGTGCAGCAATACTGGAGGCCGCATAGCCACCCACTTCACCTAAAGGTCCAATCCGTTGCACAATTTCTAAAATGCCTTTGGCTGCGGCAGGCGTGTTATTGCCTAGATAGTTAATTTGATCGGCAAGGGTGGTGACTTGAGCTTGTGACATGCGGAAGGCCGTCCTTAGCTCTGCCATAGATTGACCTGATTCTTCTGCGGAAATATCGAACGCGACACCCATTTTCACGGCAGTTTCAGCAAAGGTGGTCAATTCCTTACTGGCAATGCCTGACTGTGCACCTGCTGCGACAATTGCTGCAATATCTTTGGCTGCCATAGGTAAGCGTGTCGACATTTCGACAATTTCATTGTTAATGGTTTTGAACTCGGTTGCTGTGCCGTTAAAAACCTTTTTGACATCGGCCAAGGATGATTCATAGTCGATGGCAAGTTTGACAGGCACGGTCATGGTCGCAGTTGCAACGCCTGCAACCATTAAACCTTTTTTGGCGAAGTCTGAACCCTTTTGTAGAATGGCTTGGGTTTTGGCAAAGCGTTCCTGAGACTTAGTGTTTTTCTCCAGTGCATCGCGACGTTTATTGAGCTGCATGGTGGTTTGGTGAATTTTGTCTTTGAGCGCGCTTTCTTCATCACTTAAACGCTCTACACCTTTGGACAGCTTATCGACATTCATCCCTGACTTTTGTAGGGCTTGAGTGTGTGACTGTAATTCATTGTGCTGATTGGCTTCAGTAGATTTTAGCCGACGAATGCCTTGTTCGAGATTCTTAA